TCAGGATTTATTATTTCTAGAAAATAGAGATAGAACATATGATTCAAACGTTTATAGATTACGTGGACATTATAATGTTCAAAACTTAGACTTTGATTTAAGTCAGTTTGGTTTATTCTTAAATAACGATATTATCTTTATCAATGTACATTATAATGATATGATTGATATTGTTGGACGGAAACTAATGGTAGGTGATGTATTAGAATTACCTCATTTATTAGATTATAATCCATTAAATGAAACTATTCCAGTAGCATTAAAACGTTTTTATAGTATTACTGATGCTAACTTTTCTAGTGAGGGATTTAGTCAAACTTGGTACCCACATATGTGGCGTATTAAATGTGAACCATTAGTTGACAGTGAAGAATTTAGTCAGATATTAGCAGAGCCAATTAACCAAGATAATTTTCTTGGAATATGGGATAAAGATAAAACTTATCCACCGGGTTATGTCATTACGTTTGGTGATAAGAATTATGTCAGTAAAATAGAAGTACCGGCTGGCACTATGCCACCAAATCCAACATATTGGGAGTTAGATACGGCATCAAATCTTAAAGATATTCTTGCTACATACAATAAGAATATCGCAATTAATAATGCGGCATTAGAAGAGGCTAAACGACTGGTACCTAAATCAGGTTATGATAGTGGTAATTTGTATATTGTTCCTACATATGGTACATTCGAAACTAATACTGAATTGTCAGGTAAATATAATCAACCTGCCCCTCCTACTAATGTGATAATATCAAACTTTGGACCTCCCACTGCTACCGTAGAGATGATGAGGTCTTCACAATATAGAAACGCAAGTCCAGTATTACGTATACCTGCTAGTTCAGTAAAAACTATTTGGGATATGACAAATGGTGGTGGTGCTGTAGAACCTAGAGCAACATTGTCATTGAAATCAATAACCATTAAACCGACATTGACTGACACTGGATCAGGTGCTGTGTCAGGTGATATAGTATTAACAGTTGATAGTATTGGCGTCATTACAGGACCATATGGTACAGCAGATAATACATATGCAACTGCTGACCAGAATCCAGAATTGCCAGGATTCACTGATGAAATAACACCAGACATGGACTTTAGAGCAGATTGTGATCCTAGATTCCAATTCATTGCACGTAGTAGTCCAAGAAGTTTTGGATATACAACAGGATACTTGGATGGTACAGGTGAAGCACCAAATGGATTCCCAACTGGTGCTGGCATTGCGTTCCCACAGAATCCGCAAGTAGGAGATTATTTCTTACGCATAGATTATTTGCCACAATTACTATATCGTTGGGATGGTCAACTATGGATCAGAATTTCAGAAAATGTAAGAACAGATACTGGATTCACTGCGGAAGATTCTTCGCAACAATCTAGCTTTATAAATAACAGCAATGTAACAGTATTGACTGATGGTACAACTACTACGCAGAAACAGGCATTGAGTACAATACTTACAATTGCACCAGATACATTACCACCACAACCTTAAAGAATAAATTATGGCCGCCTTCTTCTATGATAATCAAGTACGCAGATTCTTAATTCAATTTGCAAAAATTTTCAGCAATTGGGAAGTTACTAAAGGTAAAGATCCTGCAGGTAATGAAATACTTGTTCGTGTTCCTATTATGTATGGTGATAGTAGTAGACAAGCAAGTACTATCATTGCTAACAACAGTGCAAGTAATTTACCATCTGCCCCTTTGATTACATATTACATCAGTGGGTTAGAATACGACCAGCGCAGAACACAGGATCCTACATTCATTGATAAAATACAAGTCCGTCAACGTGCATATAACAATGATACACAACAATATGAACAAGTACAGGGGCAAGCGTTTACAGTTGAAAGATTAATGCCTGTACCTTATACGTTGCGTGTAACAGTTGATCTGTGGACTACTAACTATCAACAAAAATTAGAATTAATTGAACAATTAGGTACATTATTCAATCCATCATTGGAAATACAAAGTACTGATAACTTTATTGATTGGACTAGTTTAAGTGTTGTGTATCAAGATGGCATAACATTTACCAGTCGTAGTATACCTCAAGGTACAGGCAACCCCATTGATGTATTAAGTTGGAAATTTTACATGCCCATCTGGTTAAGTAATGCAGCCAAACTTAAGAAAATGGGTGTTATTGAAAAAGTTATTGCTAGTATCTTTAAAGGACAAGCATTACAAGATATACAAGACGATGATTTGTTATTAGGTACTCGTCAAAAGATTACACCATATGGATATAAATTATTGTTGATAGGTAATAGACTTCAACTACTACCGGCTGACGAAGCATTCTATCCAAACAATGAAAGTTTAGAATATCCACCGCCGCCTGACACAAGTTTATATTGGAGTAGTTTATTAAATGTGTATGGTACATTACGTCCGGGTATCAGTCAGATATGGTTACAAAATCCATTCATGACCACTGATATTGTAGGTACTATTGTTCCTGATCCATTAGATGATAGGTTATTGATATATGATATTGACACGGACACCCTGCCACAAAACACATTGGATCCTGTAGACAGCGTTATCAATCCGACTGTCACGGGACCAAACGCAGGGTTGCCTAGTCCCATTAATGGGCGCAGATATCTTATAGTAGAAGATATAGGCAGTCCTGGAAATACTACTATAGCTTGGGGTAGTTTAGTAGCCAATGCGAATGATATCATTGAATATGATTCTACATCAGGTGAATGGTTTGTATCATTTGATAGTCAAGCGGCTACTGCTGTAGAGTACGTTACCAATCTCACTACTGCCTTACAATATAGATTTGATTATATCAACAACGTATGGATGAAAAGTTATGAAGGATGGTATGGTCAGGGAGATTATTCTATCGTCATCTAATACTGTGATAAATCATAGTATGAGTAATATTTCTGCAGGTGTCTTTTTTTATTCCGGAACTACTAACCGTTTCTTATATCTATTAAGAAATGACAATAGAAATCCGGGTAACTGGGGTATACCTGGTGGTAAGATAGAAAGTGATGAAACATTACTTGAAGGACTACAACGTGAATGTATGGAAGAAATAAATTACTTTCCAAATCATGCTAAACTCGTACCTATTCAAAAGTTTGTAAACAACACATTTACATATCATACATTTTTTTGTAAAGTATCAGAAGAATTCACACCTATATTAAATGAAGAACATTGCGGTTATGCATGGGTAGGTGAGAAACAATATCCTAAACCATTACATCCGGGATTATTCAATACTGTTAATTTTGATATTGTTCAATCTAAGTTAAATGCACTTACAAAAAAAGAGACCTAAGTCTCTTTTTTTATTTTAGCAATTTTGCTATCGTATCGAATCCCAGTGATCCTATTACAACACCTGCACCCATCATCATCCAGCGCCATTTTTCAAGTGCAGAAACTTTGTCAGACATAGACTTATGGGCGTTAGCACTAGCTTCTTTCATTTCTTTTAGAAGCTGGTGTGTATCTTCGTTATTCTTCGCCATACAAACATTAACATCTTTGATATCAGCTTTGATTTCGCTGATATCATTTGTGATGTTTTGTACTTGTACTTGAAGCACTGCGATTTCCGTTTCAGTCTTTGGCATTTTAATAGTTTTACCAGTTTCCATGATTAAGCACTAGCAATAACTACGATTGGGTTAGGCTGACCTTCATATGTATTAGCGGCGTATGCTGTATTGAATGTAGCGATAACATCAGGATTAACACTATTAACAACAGCAGTACCTGTACCAGTACCTGTAGCTGTAGCAATAAATGTAACACCTGTCATGTTACTTGCTGAACCACATAATGTCCAATCTGTTGTACCGGTAGAGTAAATTGTATATAATGTACCTACACTTAATGAACCGGCTGCAACTTGTGCTGGGAACACTTCAGTATTATAATCATTAACACTTGAAACATATGCTGTAGCAGAGGCTGCATCAGTAGATAAGATGTTCATTGTATTTGGTGTTAGTGCTGTGTTAGCAACGTTAGCTGTATAGCATTGTGCGATTAAACCAGTTGTACCACCTTGTACTAGATACTTTGTCTTACCTTTTTGACGAACAATGAAACCTGCTTCGTCATTTGCATAAACATAATTCTGACCTAAGCCACCAATTGTTGATGATGCGTTTGCTGCCAATGTGATGCTGTCTTGCAATGCATCAGGCGTACCAGTTGCGGCACTCATAACTTTTGGTGCACCACCTAATGTTGAAGAAACAGTGAATGCGGCTGCATTAGCAGTTGTCTTAACAAAATATGTTGTACCTGCTACTAATGTACCTATGTTAGCACTGAATGATACTGGCTGATCTACTGCTAATGTTAATGCATTACCTGTTGTACCAATAACGTTTCCAGATACAACTGTATTAGCAACTGCAACTGATACATAACCAAATGTAGCTGTAGCAAAACCTAAATTAGTAGTTGTACCATATGCATCAACTGCTTGAATTGCTGAACCAGTAGAAAGTGTGTTAGCAAAGTCAGTGCCTGCACCATAAACTAATGCACTTGCGTCACTTGAGTAAATATTACCTGTACCAGAAATACCGATAGCTACTCGTGGTAGAACTTGTGAACCAACGATAGCTGTGTTACCACCAACTACACCATATGTGTTAGCGTTGTTTGACGGAAAGCCTGCGCCACCTTCTGGGTTGTTGAAATATGCATCAACAACTTCAAATGATGCTTTAACAGTGCCACCAGTTGAATTAGCTAATGTAGCCATTACACGTGGTTGAACACTTAGTTGTGTAGTTGAAACGCTGAATGTAGTGTTTGATAGAATAGTATCAACATAATACAATGTGTTGGTTACTAAACCACTAATGTTTGTTGCAACTACAAATGACATACCAGATGCTATACCTACTGTTGGACTAGTTGTTAGATTTCCACCTGAGATTGTAACGATACTGCCTGTTGTTGCTGTATCAGTGATTGTCAAGATTGCTTGAGCTTTTGCGATTTTTAGAGGACGTCCCATTTGTTTTTCCTTTGATAAAATTAGCGGGTTCTAGCCGCTACGCAGTGGGTAACTGCATAAACTCTCAGAATGAAAGTGTATGATGTATTTATCAAATAAGGGTAAAATTAAACAGTAAAGCTACCAGTTGGAGTGTTGTAACCACTTGTTCCTGTATTAGGATGAGGTGCGCCCAATTCAGTTATAGTAAACAATGTATTAGCTCCCGCTGTGGTTAGATAAGAAACAATGTTTCCTTGTCCAACTATGATACTGTTATTAACTGTGTTAGGAGGAATCAATTCACTATTTGCAGTAGCTATAGTATAAGGAACTCCGTAAGGATTGTATCTTGCAGTTGTGTTAGCAATGGCAACTGCGGAATTTGCAGTCAATGTTAAACTTGTGTTATTTGCAATGGCTGCCACAATACCTACATTTGCACCTGTCGTATTACCAATCCAACTACCAACAGCTAATTCAGTACTGAATGATGTACCTGCTCCGGTAACAGTTGCACTATTAGTAGCACAAGTTACATTGCCAGTCAATGCAACGTTTGGGAAGCTTGTGGTAAACTGAATACCTACATTAGATGTAGCTATTCTAATCTTATCTGTCGCAATATTTGCGGAAGCTGCCGCTGTTGCGCTGTTTGCTGTATATGCGTATGATGCCATTTTTAATTCCTATATCTTATTTATTCTTATAGTCTGCCTACGGCGACCTCTATTATACCTTCACCGGTAAAGTTTTGTAGTGCTTTGCCGATAACTGTTCCCATTTGCGGTGATGCACTAGGTCTAGCATAACCATCACCACCTGACACTAACATGTCACCTTTGTGTATTGTTCCACGTACTTTAGTTGGTACACGACCTTGTAGTGCAAGTGCGACAATGTGTTCACCTTTGCACTTCATATTCATAACGTAAGCTGGATCAGTAGATACTACTCCGGCTACTTTATTTGTACCATCTTCTGCTATAGTAACTTCTTTATCTCCGCCAAATGCCAAAACTGTGCCTGGTAAATATATAGCATCAGATTCATAATATTCAGCTAAGTCAGCATATGTTGCATTCAGTCTTGATCCTGTTGTCAATGACCAATTTCCTGTGATAACGCCGGCTGTAGAATTTGATCCGGTTGTTAACGTTGTACCGTAATGTATTGCGGCACCTGTGCCTACTTGACCTGTATATGTTGGTAAATATGCGGCTACGTTACTGTTACTATATGATCCGGCAAAACTTATTGACACACCGTTTGCATAATAATAATTATCAGTTTTAATTCCACCGGTAGTTGAATTTCCGGTAACTGATACACTTGTTAATGTACCAACACTTGTGATATTTGGTTGAGCCGCAGTAGTTACAGTGCCTGCTGTTGTTGCACTAGATACGGTACCAGATACATTAGCTCCAGCTACTGCATTGGCTGTTGTTGCAAAACTTACTGCACCTGATACATTTGCGCCGGCTACTGCATTGGCTGTTGTTGCGTATGCTACTTCACCGGATACATTGGCTCCTGGAATGGACGTTAAACCAGTAGCGGCTCCGTAATGTGTACCTGTTATATTAGCACCAGTAATATTTCCACTAGATGACAACGATGTAATAGTACCAACGCTGGTAATATTAGGTTGTGCTGCCGTTGTAACAGTGCCTGCTGTTGTTGCATTTCCAGAAATATTACCTACAATGTTAGCAACAAGTTGTCCGGAAATAGAAACTGATGTTGTGTTAGCACTAATTGTTTGTGAGCCTATGTAGATAGTACTATTAGCCAAATACAAATCATTAAATCTATTTGTGTTATTGCCCAAATTATATGTTATGTTTGCACTAGGTGTAATATTACCTGCAACAACAAGACCAGAAAGAGTACCAACACTTGTAACATTTGGTTGTGATGCAGTTGTTAATGATCCGGTGATCGTAGTTGCAGTAAAACTACCTGACAAGGATATCGTATTCCCGCCGGTAATTGTAAAATTAGCAGAGCCATTTAAAACACCACTGTCGTTGTATTGTATTGAGTTAACTGAACCACCTGCATTGGCAGCTCCGCTACCTGCTGAAGTAGAAGTAGCGATAGCATTAGGACTGTTAGTGTATGTTAGACTTGTACCATTAGAATTTGCTGTTAAACTTATATCAGTATATAATGAAACATTACCTGATGAAGGATAATCATTTGCTAATTTAACATAAAAGTTAAGACTATTAACGTTGCTATTAGCTACACCATTAACGCCTGAAATAGTAATTTCTGTACCATTTGTATATGGTGTTGTATTTGCAACAGTCATTACAATTGGAGTAGAATTTGATAGTGCTACAATATTTGTATAAAGAGTACCTTTACTCGTCCAATTTAAATTACCTTGACCATCAGTTTCTAATATGTATCCAGTTGCGCCACCACCAATTTTAACATTAGCAATAGCACCTAAATGTATAGGTATGCCGGTATATTCAGCAGTGTTACCAGGACTATTAGCATTGCCACCAGTATTAATCCATGAATTAGTACTAGTATCATATGCTAATATTTGTCCAGGTTGAATAGGGGTAGTTATGTTGACGTTGCTATTACCACTACCTTCAACTTGACTAAAACTTATAGTTGAATAAGAAGTAAGTACTTCAACATTTTCAATTGGATTAGGTGTAGATGCACCTATAAATAAGCGTTTAGCATCATTAGCCCAACCGAACTGCGCCTCATCAAGTTGCGGCAGGTCTACAAGATTGCCTGAACGTTGTTGTATTTTCGAAATTTGTATAATGGCCATAAGTGTAATTCTTCACAGATTTACACTTATTTATCTTAAACCATTATAAGAACTTCATATAATATTGTTCGACTCGGTTAAACCATATGTCAGTATATTTGACAAACTCAGGGCCTTCTAATATGAATTCCTGATAGAGATTATCAGCAGAACACATAAAAATGACACCTTTGCGTATCTTTGTGCCGTGAACTTCATTATGAGCATTGGCATAAGCGGCTAATTGAACAAAGTAATCTTCAATCCATTCACGCTTTTTAGGCTTATTTGTTTGTTTGTGGTCCATAATAGCGTCACTGCCATCATGTACGCCTACTAAGTCTGTCGTCCCTGCATAAATCTTTGGATAATATAGCGGAACTTCTGTACCCCAATATTCACTACATTTGCTAAGACCTTGATTAATGATTGATTGGGCCATACTATGGCTTTGCAAGCTATACGGATTGCTTCCGGGCTCATTGAGTACTCCTGTTTTAATGTAATCTTCTAACCATTTGTGCATTCGTGTTCCACGACCTGCGGCTTCGGTAGTAATCTCTTGTGCTTTTTGAACGCCCACACGCTTACGCCAATTTTGTAATGCCTGTTTAGATTCTTCACTTTTAGTAGCATCTAATATTGTAGTGACACTAGGGAGTTTCTCACCATCAGGTGTAGCGTATTTTCGTGACCCGTTTATTGTTTCCCTAAGTAAAGGAACATAGTTATATTTGTTTGGAATGTACATTAAACTATTATAATATATTTTATAATATAATGCAAGAGTTTAGGTTAAACTCTAAAACTCTCTCCACAACCGCAACGATCTCGTTCATTTGGATTACTGAATTCAAAGCCTTCATTCAATCCATTACGAACATAATCTACAACCATGTTCTTTAAATACACATCATGTTTTTTATCTACTAAAACAATAAAGTTAGGTTGTGCATAATTTATGAGTGATGCATCAGATTGATATTCATCAACATATTCTAATACATAAGCAAGACCGGAGCATCCAGTAGTTTTTACACCTATGCGAATACCAAGACCTTTACCTCGTTTTGATATTATTTGTTGAATTTTATTTGATGCTTTATCTGTTAAGCTTATCATTTCATTGCGCTTTTTGCCATTTGTTGTACAATTTTTTGACTCTCATCTGGGCCTGCTTCCTGCTCAGGAGTTTGACCTTTAAATATTACATTATCACCTTGAATGTTTTCTATGCTTTGATCTAGTGGTGGTTTTTTAATCATTGTATACAAATCAGATTTGTCAATAACTATATCATTATCTCTGTAGTATTGCAATAATTCTGGAACAGTCCAATCACTATGCGTTTTGCCAGAGTCAATTTCACTCTTAAGTTGGCTAGTAGTAGCGACCAGCTTAACTAATAATGGACTACCGGCAAACTCATACAATCGCATGATTATCTCTTAGAACGACCAACACCGCCTAGAGGTTCTTCTTCTGGAGTTTCAAGGTCAACGTTCATTTCTTCTTCTCCGCCACCAGGAAGTGGTTCTTCTATGCCAACGTCAGTGTTCATCTCACCGCCCATATCAGGAGCACCACCCATGTCGCCACCTGCATCAAAAGCTTCTGCACCACCTTGACCAGTGATGCCGTTTAACGCTGTTTTCAATGTTGCTTGACTTGTTGTCAATGCGGCTTGTAATGAAGTTAATGCTTCAGATACTTGTTGATTGAATGTTTGACTTTCGTTAACACCAATCTCAGATTGAACTGAATCTGTCAATGCTGGTAATTCTTTTACTAACATATCAGATACTTCTTCAACCATTTTCTGTACTTGGTCTACTAAGTCTTGTGCTGCCAAAACAACCTGTGACTTTTCAACTTCTTCATTCTCTACAACAATACGTGGTTTACGTAAGCTGATTTCAGCAAAATGCTTACTCAATGCTTGTTCCATAAACACAAGTTTTAGGTATGAAGAATTTTGTTGGCTTTCATAGAAACCCGTAGATTTCTTTGTCTCGCTCATTAGACCGCGCACTTTATAAAGCATATCTCTTGCTTGTGCATAGGACATTTTACGAACATTAAACGGAACGTCATAATGCTCTTTTAACGCTCTAGTAGCGTTCTCTATTGGGTTTTTGTCAAAATCAGTTAATTTCATAGTTGTGTTCCAAGACTAATATAAAGTATTTATCTTTTTTCATTTATTGTTAGGATTTTAAGCCAAATCTTTTTTGTTGCCAAGTATATGAATTTACAATATATTTGTTCAATTCCTCGCTCATAGATTTCTTTTGAAACTTATCTTCATTCAATTTAGCAAGATATATTAACTTATCCTCTGTTTTTTTAGCTTTTTTGAACAATTTGGAATGTATAGAAATATGCACTTCTACACTACTTAAATGCATATCCAAATCAATTACTCGATTTGCTAATTGATATTTTCCTATTTTGTCCAATACACACCAACATACCGCGTTTTTCATACTAAAAAAAGAATTAACATCATCTCCGTTATTTAGTGAAACGGTTATATTATTTACATCTTTCTTTTTAATATGGTACTTGTTAAATAAATTATATGTACCATCAGTATCTTGGAAGATAACAACATCTTGCAATTTAGCAAATTCTGATGTTGCTATCATATTGTCCAATTTTCTATCAATTTTTGCAATATCAACTTTCATTATCTACTACCTTAAAATAAATGTTTCGCAATTCGTCAGATGTATCTAAAAATCCAGGAAGTTTAGACCATGCTGTATCAGTTTTAATCATAGGAACACTATCACAATCTGAATACAATGATCCTAATTCCGTTATTCCATCATCAAACACACTAGGATGCTGTATCTCAAAATCAAATGTCCAGCAGGTATATTCTTCATCATCGTGTTGTTCAAACAAGAATCCAAAATTATCAAACTCGTCAAATTTAATTTTGATTTGTTTGGGATAATTTAGTATCTCGGGCTGACTACGTAATGATATTGCTTGTAGGATAGTATCAAAATTACATTGTGTGTTGCGTTTATGCATCCAAATGTGTTCATCCTCATCAAGGGCAGGTTTATTCCTGTTAACAGTGCCAGTCTGGGTAATATCAAATAACGTATAACAACTTACGGTGAAACTCATACATGTATTTAGAGGCAAAAAAAATCCGAGAATAAATCTCGGATTTATTTGAAGTTAAACTTCTGATTAGCTTGCGCTTGTAGCTGTAGAAGCTAGGCGGAAACCAACGTTAGTAACAACAGCGCCACTTAGGTCATAACCATTAACTGTACCTAAAGCACGAACTTGTGTTTGAAGTGCAGCCGCAGTGTATGCGCCAACTGGATAAACAGCAACAGACATGTTAGTTGTGTTTGAAGTAGCTTGAACAGAGTACATCATAACTGTTGATAACTGCTCAATTGAAACCATAACTTGTGCTACCATCTCGTCAACACCTAGTTGGTCTGTTGGAGCAGCACCTAGGTCGAAACCAAAGAAGTCCATTGCTGGACCGATAAAGTTTGTAGTTGTGCCGTTAGCCGCAGTAGATGGAGCTACTGGACCGTTTTGTACGTCCATTGCGAATACTGGTTGTGCGTCGCCGTGTGTTCTTGTAAATTGTGCCATGATAAAAATCCTTTAAAAGTTTTGAATCATATAGATTCATACACTTATTTATGCCTGGCAATAAAAAAAGTCGGTTTTGGGCTTATCTTCCAGCAAGATTTTGACGGCTAAAGCCCATTCTATCTACAAATTTAAGACCATGACTCACAAAACCCTCTTGAGTTTGTGTGCCATCATCTAAATAACCTTTGACAGGAGCTGTCATTGCGGCTTTATTAAGTTGTTCTACAATGTTCATTTTGAGATTATAGATAGCAACCCATATACTAAATGCACCTACTACTCCGGCTTTGTTAGCTTCTAAATGTTGATTAATCTTTTCACGCATCTTATCAGTCATTGGCCTAGAATTAACATACTCAATAAATCCTGCATACAAATCATTCAAATCACCCGCTACGATACGCTTATTAATATACGTAGTGAATAACTGATTGAATGTATTTCTAGCTTGAGGAGCAGTGGACATTAATTGCTCGACTGCTTGACCATACTTTGCTATTTCTGATTGTGCCTTTTTGAATAGTGCCGAATTAATTTTCAAGTTAGGTGTGATTGGCATTTTAGCAGGCAATATAGCTACATCACTATTATTCTTAAGATTGCCAATAGTACCATCCAATGGTGTTGATTGATCGGTTGTTAACGCAGACGGTGGAATAAATCCATGTACTACTATCCCAGAATTTTTACCATCTAAGAATTTACCTAAATCACTGTTTGCATCTACTGTGTATGTAATACCTTTAGGGTTTGCTTTGAATGTATATAAGCCCTTTTGTTCTACTAATGGTTTACTGAACAATAAATCACCCCAATAATAACCCTTACTTCTATCTGCTTTTGATAGTCCAGGCCAAATTTGTGCAATTAATTGATGCAAGTCTGAACGATTTACACCCCGTGCCATATCGTATTGAGCAAATTGCTCTGGACTGAATACTTGACGACCACTGCCATCTTTTTTGTTGAACATATGTTTGTCTAATATACTAAACTTGCCATTAGTATTACGACCAAATATCAATGCAGGATAACCATCCCATTTAATGGTCACTTTTTCTGGATTGGATACTGTATCAGCCATTGCTTGTATGGCTTGATTAGCACCCTGTGTACCACGTAAAAATATCAAATCTTCAGGGTGGTCTAAGTGACCTTTATCTTCAGTTATAACATTGGTAATACTATCTACTTTATTTCTAAGTAGTGCTAATGAGTCAGATAGATTCATTTATATTTTACCTTGTTTTTTTGCAGTTGCCAATAATTGTGCATCAGCAGGATCAATTGTTTTGCTGTTTCTCTTTTGTTTACCTACCGAAACAGTTGTATTTTGTGGTGCTAATTCTTTTTGTAGAGTAGTTAATAGTGCTTGTTTTTGTTTAGTATTCAATCCTTTTAATAAATCTTTAATAACCCTTACGATTTGAGTCGGCGTGGGGGCGGCGGATGTGCCAGTAACTGGATTGTTAGGTGGATTGTTAGGTGTATTGTTAGGTGTATTGTTAGTATTTTTTGGTTCTTCTTCAGCCTGTGCATGTTGAACAGACCATCCCAATTCAGCTAATTTAGGTAGTACTGATTTGCCGTTATCTTTGTTATAAGTTTGTTCTAATTCTTTAGCCAATGATGCTAATCTGGTCATAACTGCCGGGTCGCTAATATTAACACCCTTCATAAACTGTTTAAAGAAGTTAGTAATATATTGGCTGATAGATTGTTTGTTTTGTTGTTGATTAGATTGACCAACTACTTTACCGGTTGGTGATAGTGCTTTTCCCAATGAAATTTCGTTTAATATATTTTCAAATAAGTAGTTTAGTTTATCAAACTGTGTTCCTTCTGAAAAATTAGATTGTTTATCACCTAGGCTTTGAGCCATCTGGCCGAATGCGTCTTGTCCTGGATTTTTAAGTTTAGAATTACGCTTGAATTGATTATCAGGTTTTGTGACAGGTTTCATAGCATCTGCCTGTTTTCTCTGTCTTACATTAGACGCACTTTTGTTGAACTGGTCTGCAGGTAATTTGCTCATTGGAGACATTTGATCTTGTGCATTTTGTGTTGCACCTGCTTGTTTATTTTGTCGTGTAGTAGTTGCAGTTTTATTGAACTGGTCCGTAGGCAACTTACTGAATTGACCATTTTGAGACATTTGGTCTTGAGCATTCTGTGTTGCAACATTCTGTTTTTGTTGTCTTGCATTAGCCGCAGTTTTGTTAAACTGGTCTGTGGGCAACTTACTGAATTGACCATTTTGAGACATTTGGTCTTGTGCTACACCGGCAGCGGCAGCTTGTTTTTCTTGTCTGATTTGCTCCGGAGATTTTTTAGTAGTTGCTAACTGATTAGCCATCTGACCAAAAGCATTTGCGCCTGCGTCATCTGTAGACGGTGCGGGATTAGAGGTGTTTGGTGTTGTTACTGGCGGAGTTACTGGATTAGTTACTGGATTAGTTACTGGCGGAGTTACTGGATTAGTTACTGGTTTATTTCCAAAATTAGTACCAATATTTGCCCCTGATGTTGTCATACCTGTGGCTGTAGGATCAACTAACCCACTGCTAATACCACTTTGTAATCCACTAAATGCGCGGCTTGTAAAATTCTTAACAAACTGGTCTTTAACCATTTGGTCTTGTGTACTTAATACGTTCTTACCCATCATTGAGCCTAGACCTGTTCTGAGGCCAGCAGATCCATAGTCGCCTATAAATGAACTTAAATCTAATTCATTTAGTTTGGGTTTTTTAAATTCAGTCAGCTTCACGATTTTTCCTTAATGATTTGGAAAACTTTGCTTGATCCTTACTCTTTATAGCTCCTAACAGTTTGCGCTCTAAAATAGCGGCGTTCTCTGGACTATAATTACGATTAATCATCTCTATTAGATTAATAGCACTAGTGATAATATTGTGGCCACGACTCTCAATAATGTGGGTCGTGTCCCTATTATTACCAATAGCTTCTAATTCCTCTAGTAGACTGCGAGTTTGTTTTTGCATATTAGTTTCCTAATAGTATTTATCTACTCTTAGGTTTTATTTCTTTAAACTATTCAACATTGCCTTCAATTTTGAACCTTGTACATCTGCTATAATTCGCTTGTTTTCAGGCTCTAGTATCTCTCCTGTAGCTTGGTCTATGATAGGTTCTGTTGAGGATAACACAGATTGTGGCTTTAAACTACTCATAATATCATTAGCACTGGGCTTAGGCGTGTACTTGTTTTCATTATCCGGATCGCTATCACTAATACGCATAGTTTCAATATCATAGTCTAAGTCAATCTTTTGACCTACACCAGTTGAACTACGACTTTTCATGCATTGAATCTGATACTTACCACGCTCACGCATACTGCGACTTGTAAAGATACCAAACACATTATCTGCTGTATTAATCTTACTGATACCACCAGCAATGTGACTATGGTCAAACTCAATTTCGTCAACCGCACTACGATTCAACTGACTAGCTGTCACCATTAATATGCCCAATTCTTTCGCAAGATTACGTAGTTCTTCAGCAACATACTTGTCTTTAATAAATTGATCGTTAGGGTTAACTTTAACAGAGACTGGCATAACCAAATCTAAGTAGTCCACCATCACAAAGTCAATCTTAATACCTGTTTGTATTTGTACCTCTTTTAAGTAAGCACGAATGTCATTCACATTACTTTGTGCGGGTAATCCTTTAACACGATACTGTCCTGACTTCTTACCAATCATCTTTACCTTAAGGCTTGTAGTATCAATGTCTTTACGAATTGCTTTTGTACCCATCATAGTCAGCATAGCATCTGTTCTCAATGAGGTTAATTCTTCACTCAGTTCTAGTGTTACATATACCCCACTCATTCCCTGTTGTAACCAGTTTAAAGCGATATTCATCATAACAAGTGACTTACCTGAACCTGAACCACCGGCAAAGATGTTCAGCTCACCTCGACTGAAGCCACCATATAAGATACGATCCATTTGTGGCCAGCCTGTACTTACTTGTCCACCACTATTAAAGTATTTGTTGATACGTGCCGCAGGATCGTAGAAGTAATCAGTTCCCATATCTTTTTGCAAACTGATTTGTACTGCATCTTTGATTAGTTTCTCAACAGGATCAAAGTCACCCTTCTCTAGTAGGTCTGCCGCTTTAAGAATAGCACGTTCTAGTTCTTGTCTTTTAGTGAATCCTTCAAACTCATCCAAGAACCAATCAAACTGATTAGGGCTGAAGTTAGGGATGATATCAATATCTTGTCCTGTAATAGCTTTAATTTGTGTAGGATCAGGCAAAATGCTATATTTCGTTGTGTGTTCTTTATATAAGTTTGCAACCGGTCTTAACGACCTGTCAAAGTTCTCACTATTTAAAATGTTCATAACTCTAGTGTAGAGTTCAGCCTCAGTAATCATTACACGCAAAAATATCTTTTGCACTTCAATACCGTATTCTTTTTTATTTTCGTAATCTTTTTTCAATTTTTTTCCTTTGTAGTTCTATTTTGATTTTGCTTGCCGTTGCACTACTCAATATACTGAGTAATGTAGGCAACTTACCATACTTAACTACCGCGTCATTCACATCTTTAACATCATCTTCCCAATTGGGAATACTAACACTATAACCTAATTCTAATGCTCTGTCACATGTTTCTAAACCAGTTTCATCTCTATCGGGAATAAAAATAATTTGTTTATTTAATTGTGCTAGTAGTTGTACTTGTCCATCATTGATTGTATTATGTGTTAATGCACAAGCATTTAAACTTAATGCATCAAAAATACCTTCAACTAACAAACATACTTCCCAATCGGGTTTCTGAAAGTCATAACCAAATACATAGCCAGGTTGTTGCTCGTTAATATACTTTGGGATTTTGTTATCTAAGAATCTGCTCGTATGACCTACAATTTTATTCTTGTAAGTATAGGGGATAATAATTCTGTTTGACTGTCTGCCAGTATCATTAGGTGTTACTAAGAACGGGTAGTCATTATAATTTATCAGTCTCTTAGACAAGTAATCAACGTATACTTTGTGTAATGAATTATTTACATCTAATATTTCAGCTTCGGGGAGTTTATGTTCTTCAAATTTTATTTTTGTTTTTTGTTTCTTAAGATGAGCAAAATCTAATAGATCCCTATATTGTAAACTTTCTAAACTCCATCGTTGAATTTGAATATCATCTATACCACACCACTTTAATAAACTTTTAGTAATCTCACTAATCTGTTTACCCAATGTGAATCCACATTTAAACCCGCAATTGAAACAAGCATATGACCAATTTTCTCCGTCTTTTTTAACACCACCTCTACCTCTAGTGTCAGATTTGTGCCCACGATGGTGACAGCATATAGCATTAAAGCTATGCCATCCACCTTGTGTTATTTTTTTCTTGCCGGGAATTACTGACAGTATATCAAACATCTATGTAGTATAACATATCTGTCACAGATAAACAACAGTTTAGGTTGATTATCTTGACAAAATATTGGTTACTGCCCCGTTATTACTTTCAAATTGCATTCTAATATACGGGTGATAACCCTGAACTACATAACCTTTTGTATCAGTTTCAGCAGTATAAGTATCGGTTAATATGGGATACCAGTCACCGTCTACAATAGTAGAACCTTCAATAACAATATTTCCATAGAAGTCACTATATTGTGCTTGTAGTGTTAATATAGGACTATCATTTGTATCTATAACACTGGTATAATATGTTAGGTCACTATCACTATTACCTTCAGGGTTAGTATTTGGGAACACTTGTCCAGTAGGAATACTAATCGGCATTGAAGGAATAAAGCTTGGCAATACACTATTAACAATGTTCATATCACCGCGAGCTCCTGCATTGCTGTCAACAAATACAGGATAATCAAACGCTCCTACAGGAATCTCTAATGAATAATAACATTTCTGTGCGTCAATACTTGCCAAATCTGCTGGGTTTAAAAATAATGCGGCAATACCAGTTACTGGTAATTGTAGTGTTAATGCTTTTTGTATAAGGACCTCATTACCTTGATAGTTGATAATTCTACAGACTATTGACTTACCGGTAATATCTACTGGTTTTTGTTCTTGGTTTAGGAACTGAAACTGAATCTGATTATCTACACCTTTATTAAGTGTAAGTGGTTTGGCATACTGAGGCATATAGCTCCTTGGGGAAAATCCTGTTAAAAGTATAACGATTTGTCTTTGTGTATAGACGAAAACTTGAGTTGAGTACATAATGATATTTATCAAAATATATTGCCAGGTATTCCTGTGATAAATATTTCGGTCAATAATTATAATAATGATTCAAAACGAATTTTTCAACAAACTATCTCAAAATCACCCGTTCATAACCATATGTTCATACGCCAACCAAGATTATGTTGGAATAGTACAAAATAGGGATGATATAGTCACCACTATATACGATTACGGAGCTATTATTGATAATATAGCTAAAGAAAAATTCTTAGAATTAGGAGATATTTGGTGGTGGGAAAGTAATAGACTTATACCAATTAACCTGTTCTTAAAAGACGAATGGACTATCTTTAAACCATATCTCAGAACATTCAATAACAAAAGCTTAACCGTGATACACGGCCCCATCTGTAGCATGTCTGAATTAAACAAACGTAGAAGTAAACGCCGTAGTATTACCCTTGTGAAACGGATTTTGTAAGTAAGTTCATGTGAACTACTACTAGTTGGCTATAGGATAGACTGTGACTTTTTTTGAAACTATACCCGTCAGCACCCTTATCCCATATAGTCATACTGACTTCTTTCCAACTTTTACCAATTAAATGCCTTTTAGCTGGACGAATCAATGCCAAGAACATTGCTAGTCTAGGAATACTATTTATAGGTTCAGGCATCTTTTTAATAGATTGATAGTGATTTCCTAGATGAATTAGTTTCTCAACAAATTCTCTGTCATTTAACTTAGCCCAATCGGGTTCTGCCATCAATTCAACTAAATGTTTTTCATCACGTACCTGACTATAAACGTGAACATTTAATAAGTCTAGTTTAAAATACCCTCGTTGTTCAGCTACCACATAATCAATCGCTGCCATATCATTGACTGGATCATAGGGGATATCGGTAACATACACACCAGTAGCATGTTTACGCATAGGGTTAGCATTACGCATTGCCGCCGGTGTATGTTTAATAAGTTGTAATAACTTATCTCTATCACCAAAGTCAATATCAATATCTGAATCAATTCTCATCTTGGAGGTGCTACTAGTTCTGCTTTAATTAATTTAGTATACGCTTTTTGTACAACGATTGCTTGTCTTTCGGCATCTTCTACTGCTTTGTGACTAGTACTATGCCCGCTGTCTTTTAAACTTACGCCTGCAATCTCATACAATGTTCGTGTGTCTCTGATTGTCCAGAACTGCCAGGGAATAGGATTTGGCTTATCACTTACTTGCCGCCAAGCAGACTCCATAACGACACAATCGAAGGATGCACCATTACTCCAGACAGCACGACGGTTCCAACAAAACTTATAAAGGGTCTCCATGCACTCGCTAAATGGCACACGTCCCCCGTCTCCCATAGCTTCTTCAAGTGCTTCAGGGCTCTGCTCACTCCACCATCGTAATGTATCTTCATTAATGCTCCTATTATAAATTTCTGTTTGATCTTCAATTGTAGGACGTAACTCTAATCGTTCTACCACTCCACTACCTTTAGGGTCGAATCTTACTGCGCCAATGGTTAGTATAACACAGTTAGGTGTTGTATCTAAACTTTCAATATCAATCATTATATCATTTGCCATATTATGCCTGCAATGTTTTCCAAATATATTTCTTCTCTAAGTAATCTTGTAGCTTCAATGCTTCTATTTCACTATTAAATGCTACACCTTTAATCTCATACATATCTTCTAGGTATCTAGCGTAATCACCATTAGCATCCTGTGCCCAAGTGGTTAAGTTAATCCACATAATATCAACTTCATCACTCATAAGTAATATGCCTATGCCAACTTCATTGCAACCTATGTCGTTGAATAAAAGGTCAAGTAACTTTTTCTTAGTATCAAATTGTCTAATGTTGTCCCATTTAGGCCATGATACTAGAAATTTACCATCTTGTAAAGATTTTATGGGAAAAGGTGTATTGTTCATTGGAATTTTAATAAAAATATTAGATACTTCTTTTCGTCAACAATCTCATAACCATCTGTTATATTACCATTAACTATGTTCATCTTTAAGCCATATTGTCCAGTAAGATAATCTTCAAAATCATATGCGTCAAACTCTTTGTTCTGTGCCATATATTCTTTACGAACTTTCTTCAATGCTTCCCAATAGTTCCAACGATTTCTACGTTGGTCTATACTTGGATCATCGTCATCGTAGTCCTGTATGTGAGGTATTGATGCCATCAACTCCACCTTAACGTGAACAAAATGTAATCTTTTTCATATCTAAACTTGAAACTGATTAGGTCATCGTCAGTTATACCCCATCTACAATGTCTTTCGTGTTTACCAATATTGGTTTCTAACCATTTAACTATTTCGTTATATTTGTCAAGATGTTTAGCATGTACTGAACATTCATGCCAACCGGGTTTGGTGTTTTCCCATCCAGCATCATAATCGTAATGTTCATATATCATTGCCATCTTAAGATGAACCATTCTAAATCTTTTTTATCACGAAACCAAAACTTAGAATTATTCATATACCATCGCATGTTAGGTGTCCATACACCGTCGTGTGCTGTAGGCCCAAATGTTTCAACCATCCATGCTTCCATTTCTTTCCATTTAGCACCACTAAGTGGTTGTGCAGTCAAATACTCTTGTTCATAAACTGTACCTTCGCTAAAGTAGAAAGAATGCCATCCTAATGCAGACATTAACACTAATGTGTCAATATCTTTAGCCATCTGATCGGCAACTTGATTAACAATTTCTTCTGTTATATTCATCCCCACCTCAACATAAAATAACTAGCATTGCTATCATTATAAAAGGTAAACTTTGTGTGGTGTTCTGTAATAGGAATATAGCTGAAGTTATCATATTCTGCTTTGTGATATGCAAACTCAAAATCAACACCTGGAATCCAACCTATTTCCTTTAGTTCTTCTAATATAACTAAAAGTCTATTCACATTGATATCATAAAGTATTACAGTATTTACGTTAGCCACATCTCAACTCAAATAAGATAGCATCACGCTCATCGGTGAAATAAAAATCCATATAATCTTCGGTTGAGTGTGTTTCAAACTTATCGCCTGGTAAACCAAACTGCGTTATTGCCCAAGCACAAGTTTCATTCCAATCTATAATATCTCCCTTTTTCCAGGATATACGAACTCTAGTACCCGCCAGCATTCAATAACTCCTTAACTTGTTTCACATTCTCAGGCTCACGATTGAACTTGATCTTCCATAGTTCTGGATTGATATAATCAATAACCATCTTCACGTGTGATTCATTCAAACTATCTAAAAACTTTACACCACTATCACTCTGATACAATATCCATGGACTAATTTTACCATTAGTAATGCTATGACATACCTTATTAATATTGCCGTAACGTAAATAGTCCTTAGATAGTATACCTTCTTTTTCTGCTAAATCTATAGTAGTTTGGACACTGCGTGTAATCGCATCAAACGGATCTTCACTACGTAAATACTCAATTAAATATTTTGTATATACATTATCAGTTGCCCATGTATCAACTTTGATTTGATTCTTTAATAACCAATCTACATATCTGCTAACATTGATTGCATTAATATTTGCACAATGACTTCCAAACTTAACAAAGGCTGTATAATAGGCACTGCGAATAAATTCTTCATATGTCTTTGCTTTTTTAGTTGAAGTATTCTTCTTATAAAATTGTATCCAAGCTTGAAATCCAATACGATTGCCCTGTAGGTCTTTATTCATCCAACGTTGTTTGTTCTCACAAAGGTGTTTAGCCATAGTAGATTCACGTAGGAATTCTCTATTGCAAAAATCACAACCATACTTGATTGTTTTATCAGTTGCCTCTGTCTTTTTCGTATTGAGTGATATCTTCATCTGTAACCGTCTGGCTTAGTACTTCTATGTCTGCTATTTTTAAATGGGGATAGATTTGTGCTAAATGCATTTTCTTTTTCTGCTCTTGCACAAATGCTTTTGAATATTCTGTGATATCTTCACTATTTGTTTTGGGATAAATTTTTGTAAAATATTCTTTAGTATCTTTCAATACTGCAGGTTCTTTTAACAAACTTACACGTTCTTTAATCTGAGGCAACCACTGATGATATTGTTTACCTAATCCAGGACTTGCCGCACATAACATGTACCATTGTAGTTTAGGATGCTTACTAACATTTTCATTAAAGAAATATTTGTTAGCATTATATTCTGTACTCATCACATAATAACCTGCAATATCTCCGGAACCCTTTACATAACTTAACCATTTGATTAACATGAATGGCACAAACTTTCGCTGTTGTTCAGGCGTAAGTCTGTCGTAATAACCATAGTCTTTCTTGTCTAGTGCCGCAATAGCTTCAAACAAGTTAAAGTCTTGATTCTCTAGTTTCTCATCAGCTGGAATAATCTTTTTAGTTGCCATCAAAAAGCCTGACTATAATCCACAATCTCACAATTTCTACTAATCTCTTTAACAAAATAAACACATCTAGGCTTAGGTCCATCATCTAGCGGTACACATAAAAATTGTCCGTTCTTTAATCGAGGGGCATACCATGTAACATCATGGTAAATATCTACAATCTCAATAGGTACAAAACTTGGACTGAAACTTGTTAATGGATTAAACTCAAACGCATTGAAACCTCTGTCATTGATGCTTGTTAACGGTAATGTTTCTAAATCTCCGTGTTCTTGTTCACCAATTAATATCTGCCAATCAATAGGCATCTTAACAGTGCTGTTGCCAATCTTTAATACAAGTGCAGGACTATTAAATGATTCTAAAAAGATGAGTGGTATGTAATGATAATCTACGTTACTTGGGTTACTATTATCTAGTATTGCAAATCGCAAGTCATCAATTTCTTCGGGAAGTGTTTCTAGGTTATAGAATTCGTTGTCTAATGTTAATATACGCATGTTGTTATTGTATCATATTCTTATCTGTATGTCAACTTTTCTAAGTCAAACGGGTAGTTTGCTTCTTTATAAAAAGATTTACGTTGGGTTAAATGTCGTTTGGCAAACTTACAACTGCTTGTTACATCCCAAATTTGTACAAAGTCTTTATCTTCTGCTTTACGAATGCCTCTACCGATGCTTTGGATAACACGGACGAAGGATTTTCCAGGTTCAATGAGAACCAGATTAAAAATACGAGGTATGTTGATACCAACAGCAGCCACACCATAAGTCGCAACAATGATTTTATTTGTGCTGGTTGCAATTTCATCATATTCTTCTTTCCTATCAACCATATTAGTAGCACCACTGACGAACACACTGTCCGGTAACCTACTAATAATTTCCTTACCTGCATTAACTCTATCAACTAGAACCAAGACATTACCACTCTCTTTAATCTTTAATATCAATTCAGCAATAGCATCAAGTCTATTTGTATCCTCAAGTAAATGTTTTAATTCACTTTGATAATTACTAAACTCTACATCATCTTTTAATTGAACAATGTTTACGTGACATTGTGCCAGTACACCTTGATCCTGTAACTCACTTGCACTTAGTTTACTAATGACAGGACCTAAACTTACAAACAATGATTGTGCTTCAAATTTAGCTTTAGGAATAGTTCCAGTCAATCCCCAACGAATAGGAACTTTAGCAAACGTACCAGTAAGCAATGTTTTAAGTGCGTCTGCTTTGGCCATATGAACTTCATCAACCATCACACATACAACACCTTCAATAAAGTCCATGATATCTGCTTCTCCTGCTTTTGTTTTCTTAAGCATATTGTTAAGACTTTGCCAAGTACAGATGGTATGTGTTTTGTTGTATTCTTTACGATCACCAAAGTATACACCAACGTCTAATCCAAGATTAATGTAATCTGCTTCTGTTTGTGTTACTAGACTTTTGTTTGGTACAATAACAATACTACGACCATATTGTTCTATGCTATAACTTAATGCGGCTGTCATCAATGTCTTACCTGCACCTGTAGCAATTTCTTGCAATGATTGTGGATTCTTTAGAAAGTTGTTAACGATAGTAATTTGATAGTCACGTAGTTCTACGGGTGTGCCTTCTTTGGGATGACCTTTAGGCCAATTTTTATGAGCAAACGTTGATTCGGACACTTCAGCAAACTCAAAGGTAGTTGTATAATCTCTAGTATCATCCAACTCAATATCATATCCTGCTCTATCTAATACAGGAAGTATTTCTTCCAATAGATTAATATATGTGCTACCAGCAAGACTAAAATAACTTACTTTACCATTCCATCTACCTAGTCTTACTGCAGGTAGATATCTTGCTCCGGGAACTTCATACTCAAACATTTTCATCAGTGCTTTGCGCTCTGCTAATTCAAGACCTTCTATCTTTACATTAACTTCATCTTTAACGATTATTTTACATTGTTTCATTTAATTCCCAAATTTACAGGTTCCGAATTTACACATTTTATAATTTTAAATAGATTTGTAGGAATATCCATAAACCCGTAATTTCTATAATGTATCATAACAGGTTTCTCATATGATTTCAAGTTAGATTGGTCTCTTATTATATCAATGTTCAATTTATTTAACAAGTTATCCGAATGTTCCCCTAACAAAAACAATTGTTTAGAACTAATCCTTGATGATTCCGTTATACCATCACAACCCAATTCACTTAACCATTTAACGGCCGTGTCTAAATCTCTAATCTCAAATTCACTTTGAAAATTAACAGCAAGGTTTACTTTGAGTGGATCTTCAATAGTAGAGAAATGTTCTATAACTGAATCACTGATATAAATTCCATATTGAGCATAATCCGCTACCATTTTCAAGTCATTGGTTAGTGGGATATCTTTAATATTGTTATACAGAACTTCATTCAATGCGGCTACATAGTAATAACCGTTATTATAAACAAGTGTTGGTTCCCAATATTTAACTGATTCATAAT